TTAGCAAGCAATACCGGCGTATTCAGCGGTAGTGTCGGCGTCCCAGGCGGTACAGACCCGCCCAATAATCGCGGTAGAGATGATGGAAATGGTGCGCGTGCCATCCATGATTTCGACGATGCAGACACCGTGACAGTAATCAGACATCTGATGCCCCCCGTAAAATGGATGTGCTCATAATGTCAGGTCAGGCGATGCCGTTTATACAATTAGGGTTTGTTGAAGAATGATCGGGCATTTACTCGGGAATGATCGCTTTGCCTTGCTGTGGCACTATGAACAGCCATCATCAAAAAGAGGGAACGAGAATGATCTCAGGAAGAGCAGAAAGACAGGAACCTGGACGGTATTACACTTTTGAGTCAAGATTGCCCCCCGGAGAATTTTTTGAGCTTCGGCCACAACATCTACCACGCAATGCTCAGCCGGTGCTTGATGAAACAAGCGGTATGTGTATCGGCTACACAGTGGCTCAGGCTCCCGGCCTCTGGCAAATTTATGATGCACAGGGCCATTTTGTCCGGCTTGAAGAGGCTCCGCTTGAAACGCCGTTGTTCGATCCCACTGATATTGCACTGATTGCTTTTGGTGTTTTCCGCATTCTCCGCACTGGCCGTGCTTTATTTGAAGCGGGTACGCGAACAGCGATTACAGCAAAGCTTGGCCAGGGAACGATTTCATTTTTGCGCGCCCGGTTTAAGCTCGGCTTATCTGTACGCAACCTGAAAATGACCGAAATGGCTGCTAAGCACATGTATGAAACGGGTCGGTATGTTCCTTTACATATTCAGGAAAAAGCTATTCGTTTTGGTAAGCGAACGGCCGATCCCCGGAAAGTTAAAGGCCTGTACAGATACGAAATTGAGATGTACAAGCTTTATCGTAAGAAGGCCACTACTGAGTATAAAAAATACACACTCGAAGTTGTGGTAAGAGAGTCCGACTGGACAATCACCCACTTTATGTATTTTTAAAAACCGACAGGAACGCATCAATGTTTGATATTAAAGACGAGAAATTTACGTTTACGGTTTCTCCTTTTGAAAGAGTGGTCGATAACGACATTGACCCTGAACATCATCGCTGGGACTGGATAAAATCTTTTGTTGAATTTTCTGTTCCTGGCCTGAAAGCACAGTTTCAAACTGAATTTACGGTAGGTGAGCTACTGGAACTAAGTGAGCAATTTGCAGCGCACCATAACGCTTTAATTGCTCAAAGAGAGATAAAGCCTTTCGTGTTTCAAAGCCAGTGCCATCAACTGAATATGATAATCAGGAAAGTAACCGGCGACGATAGTGTAATGATTGAATATGACCTTCGTCCTGAAGCACATGCTGACAGCGTTCTGGTTAAAGGCGATTTCGGCATCAATGAGAGCTACTTCCCAGATATTTTAAAACGGCTGGATGAGATGATTAAATGGCAAAATTAAGCCTTCACGCCTCTAAAATTTTTCCTGATAGTCCCCACTGTAACGGGGATTTTTCTATTCAGGCTTTTCCGGCAAGCTGACATCCGGTGCTGCTTAGGTCTCAATGCGGTTCAGCTTCACGCGTTAGGTTCTCTGTTGTTCCAGCAGCCCTTTCTCGCTCTCCGTGGCGATTTTCCTGCCGCCTGGCCATTACACAGTATCCGCCATGTATCGTCGGGAATAGGGATATAGTCGTTGCCCGCAAAGGCTCGCTTGTTGAAAAGACGCACAACAGCATCAACACTCGACAGCTTATCCCGCCCGCCGTCATATCTGCCGCTATTGAAACACCATGCTTACCGGCATCGTACAGGCTGAGATTTTAAGGGCGCTGGCACCCAGTGCCGCGTCTTTAATTTCTGCCAGCGCGTTGGCCGTTTGCAGGTACTGCTTATGGGGATTATCGGCAGCAACATGTGCGGCTGCGCCTTGTCGGTATACGCCTTTACCTCAATTAACGCGTTATCCACAGCCTGCCGGACTGGCAGCACCACGGACGGATCGATTTTCAGCGTGACGGTGCTCTGGCAGAAGCTACGTATGCATAATTACGATATGCTCTACTTACTTTTCGAAGAGACTTTGAAGTATCTGATAGAAGTAGGAAGAATGTTGCGGAAAGAGTCCAACAGAACGGAGGTGCTGCTACGTGCCATCGAGAATCTTTAAACTATCATTCAAATTTGTTTCCGAGATATTGGGAACTTTGGTTTTGACAGCAACTGTATTTGGTATGATCTATGCAGGCTTTACGAATGAAGGTGCCATGCGGATCGTAGGACCTCTGGCTGTACTGATTTGCGGAACTGGGGCTTATGTGTTGGTGATGTATGCCACCACGAAAATCAGTGAAAACGATAAAAAGGGACAGATTAATCGATTTGACCTCAATGAGGATGGCTTAATTTTAAATCAGTAAACAGAAAAAATATCGCTCAAGATAATTTCGGTTTCCCATTTAATGATACTAGTTAGAACGGAAAATTTGAGATAAGAGCGGCTCTAGACTGTAATGATTTAAATGCTGATAGCATGAGTTTACATAAAAAACCTAAAAATGGCAGCAGAGCGCAATCCTATATGCCAATATTATATCACCAATCGACCTTAAGAAAACATAAAAACCAGTAAGACATTAATTTAATTAATTTAAAATTGGGAGTAAAAATTTTTCGACCACTTCACCCAAGATTAAGGGAAAAATATTTTACTGATTGCCGGTATTTTATTTAAATTCCTGGGAAGGAACTTAAATATTTAATTTTAAAAGATATACCGTACCAAAAAAACATATTGTAGAGTTAAAATAAGCATACAGTTTAGAAATTTATAATTTATTTATAATCACACCCACTTACTGTATCGTATATATACATAAGCAACTATAACGATCCAAGCGAGAACAAAAACCATTGGGTAAAACGTTACAAATCTTACAATGATATATGCTCCAATAAAACTAATTATAATTGGTACAAGATAAAAAAATGATTGAAGCAACCATAAAAAAAACCTCTTCATTTATTTAATATCTCATACAATGCATCAGCTATTTTTTCTGAATTATTGTCACCAGAATTTATTTGATAGATAATTTTAGTCATGTAGGGTTCAATTGTATAATATAGCATTTCAAGATTTTCTTTATATAGCAACTGATAATACTCTGGATCTTTGAACTTCAAATTATTCGCTGCTAAAGCCGCTAGTTGAGCTTTTGAATATAATGTCGTTCCGGTAATAAACCATGACGCAAATTTGTTAACCATGCTGATATGCGTTTCTTTAAAATCACCTGAGCTAACTATAAACTTTGTAATAGTTAGAGCTAAAGCCATTTTGCTAACTTTACTCGCAGCCTTGTTAGCAATAAAACCCATTTTTTGATGCAAGAATGAAGCAAGCTCGTCTGTTTTGTTGTTGTCAATCTTATTGAGAGTTTTCTTAAAATATATTGATACCATATCAGCAGCAACATCCTGTCTGCGGTAAATCTCCCCTACTGCCAAGAGGAGGCGCTCATCCTCTCTTATCATATCCCTACAAGTGCTACGGTAGTACTCATCAGGCACTAAGCATGAACCATAGTTTATAAGGCGCTGCCCGCCCGTTTTGACTCCATTAATAGTTGAAATCAAATTATCATGAACACTCCTGAGGGAGTTTGTGAGCGATATAGCCAGTTGCTTTCTTGACTGCATCTGTAGCTGAAAATAGCTTTGTGACATTCTATGCGCCTTTGTTGTATCATCCCTTCATTATGATTGATCAACAACCCTGCGTAGGGCAAGGCTCAAGATGAGTAAAAAAAGAAAAGTGCTGATTTATGCTATTACGATTATTACTTACTTTTTGGTTATTCCCGAGATCATTCTGCGTACGCTCTCTTCGGAGCATCTCTCGTGGTTAGGCTTTATAACTAGCTTCGGTGGCCTTATAAACCCGCTATTGTCAGTCATGATTTTTATGGGTGTTTTATCTATCGCTCTGGCTATCGCCACGATATATATCGCACGCAAATTTTTTCATTTCCGTTCACGTAATTAAGATCGCCATGATTAGCATCATATCTCCAAACGACTGCTTTGATGGCATATTAATATATTTTCGTTTGAAAAAAACCTAAATATACTTGTACCACTGCCACGAATGGAACAATATGCATGTAAAGTATAATGACTAAAAAATTCACATTGTAAACCTAACTGCGTAATAATTAAATAATTTAAATATAAATTAAACTCACCCCTCCGGCTCAATCCCCCTTGCTTTTAACGCCTCTCTCGCCAGATTCTTCAGCCAGCTTGCCAGACTAATTCCTTCTTCAGTTGCAACCGCATCGAGCTGTTTTTTTAAGGCGGGATCAATACGCATTTTAAATTGTGGAGACTTGCCTCCACCTTTTGGTTTTTTTTCACGCATTATTATTGACATGTGGCCACCTACTCCCTCAGTTTAGCCTTGTAAAAGACCACACTAACACGAGGCCTTTTATGAGAGCAACGCCCCGGCAGTGATGCAACACATACCGGAGCGTCTGACCACAACGTTCACTCTAAAGGAAACAACGCTATGGCTAATACCAATAGTAACATAACCACTCATTATGAAATCGTGGACATTCAACCAGTTATCGAACCGGCAGTATCAACCCTTTTGAAAACACCGCTCGGCACGACGCACGATCTCTTTCAGGTGCTGGAGGCATGTAGCCACTATGTCGATGCCCTGATTGAATGTCACGATATCGCCGCTCGTATGGCACTGTGCGGCCGTTTGCTGGCTGCACTCGAAATAGTGAAAGTTATGTTAGATCAGCCACTACCAGAACACCTGATTAAACGCCTCACACTGGCTAAAGGTGACCACAAAGACTGTCGCCGCGGTTGTTCGATAGATTCGGAAGAGATGCGGCAATATTGCAGCGCATTGACGTTAGTGTTGCTGAATCAGCCGGCTTCTACAGACTTGCAGAAACACATCACCGGCTTGTTATTCCAGATGATTAACATCATGACTGATGACTTAACCGCGCCGCGTTTTGTGCAAACAGCGTCGGGTCTGGTGATGATCGATAGCAAATTTACAGATAGCGTTCATTAATTTTGGCCATTTCCCTTCTTCCCTGTGGAAGAAGGGAATTCGCATACCGAATTCAAATCCCAGCGCGGAGTTACTCTTAGTACCAAAATACTTTATCACCCCTGCGTTTTCTTCTGCCGAAAATCGCCACGCTTTTTCTCTCTTCACCGGAAGCCTGTTTTGCCTGACTCATATCAGTGAAATCTTTTTATTCCGTACAGTAATTGCCAGTGTTCCCCAAGGGCCCCGGTCCCCACCACCGTACAGTTATTAACAGCACTCCCAGAGGCCGCTGTCGCGCCCTTAAACGTCAACGGCTCGCTGGCCTTCAGCCTGATCTCCCAGCGATCCCATCCAGGCCGCAGCCATAAAAAAACCCGCTTTCGCGGGTTGGGCTTACAGCAACTGCGGTGACGGGTTATTGCTGCCTTTCGCCATCACCGGCACGGTATTAATCTGCGCCGGTTCGACGATAATCCCGGATACGCTCTCCAGGGTTTTAAAGGTACAACTGCAGTTAATGTTCTGGCACTGGTGATAACGTTCTTTCGTCTCTTTCGAAACGTAACGGCTGCTTTTCGTATGGGCGGCGGTCTGACATTTTGGGCAATGCATCATAGTTGTTCTCCTCTCTGGCATAGTGCAACATTAGCCAAAGGCTAAACAAAAAGCAACAATAATTAGACCAAATCTAACTACCTTGCTTTTCAACTAAGATGTAGTCCACGTTTTCGGTCATCAACTCCAGGTTCAACTGGGTGGTAAAGCCACTTTTATCGAGGGTATGCACGATATTGGTAATCAGCCATTTTTGATTATCGATGACCGATTTAAAACCTTGAGCTTTGACCGGCGTTTCAGGAATCAACTCCGCAGCACCCAGCGCCAGTAGGATCTTCAGCGTAGCCCGGTTGCGTTGCAGTTCCTGCCACTTTGCCTTAGCCGCCTCCTCTGCTTCCTCCTGGCTACTGAAGTGCGTATTCAGTACATACAGCTTCTTATTGCTGCCAAAAACATAGGTTTTTCCCGGGTCTTGTTGCCCGATTGTGGGGATATTTTTGGCCGCGGGATGGACAGGGTTCACCGCCGGTGTTGCTGGCGGTATCGTGTTGACGGTTACCCCTTTCTGCTGCGCCTTTTTCTGATCGTACCATTTTGCTTCTACGCCACTGTAATCGTCGCGCTTAAACAATTTGTACTCATACTTATCGCCATCCTGTCGGTTCAGATTCAGGAGTGAAATCGGCTTTCCGCTCACGGTCACGCCCTGCCCGGGGGCAAAGAACTGCAGCATTTCTTTTTTAATTGTCGCCACCGCGCCAACCAGCATAGCCAGACGAGTAATAAATGTGCCGTCCGTTTCCTGTGTTTGATCGAGGTGCTTAATCTTTTTCTTAGCTATCTCCTGCGAAACTTTCCACTTGAGTTTATTACGTTTCGCGATTTTTTCCACGGCCTCGCCAACCGTCATGTCTGGATATGAATCAGTGATTTTAACATCAAGCGAACCGCTAAAATCGGCGCTTCGGGCGACCACCGTTATCGTGTCCGGCGCGCCCTGGTAGGTGACCTCATCAATGAGGTAGATGCCTTTATTTGCAAGCGGCTGTCCTTTCCAGCCAATCTCCAGGGCGACTTTTGCGCCAAAAGGCGGCATGACCAACTGGCCGTCGCTGTCGTCCAGCGTCAGCTCCAGTTGATCGGCCTGTAAGCCACGGTTATCCGTTAACTTCAGAGAAATCAGCCGTGGGCGAATATCTTCCGTTTTATCCTTCGTCTCAATTTTGATATTGAAGTCCGGCGTCGGCGCAACGCGCAGGGGCACCGGAATCGGGGCGATATCGCTCATCTCAGCGCCCTCCGCTCAGCGCAGAGGTAACGCTGTTGATGACAGAACCCACCCGTTGCGCTGCGTCACTGGCCCGGTTTTGCAGTTCTTCCGCCTGCCTTTTTAAGTCACCGAACATGCTGGTCAGCGAATCGTCTACCCGCAGCAGGTTGAGGGTAAAGCCTATCTTGCGCGCGCTGCCGTCGCTGTAAAATTCGGTATGCGTGGCCGAGAAATCTGTGACGACAAACATGCCGTAAATAATGCCATTGCCGCCAATCAGCGGCCACGCCAGGCCTTCATCGGCCATCGCCTTCAGTGCCAGCAGCGTGACATTGCCGCCGGTGATTTCAGGCCGGAGCTCGCCAGACAGGGTGATTTTATCGTCACCGGCACCCAAAAACTGGGTCGACTCACGTCGCCCCACGCGACTGTTTTTCGCCCAGCGATAGCCCACGTCATGCTTCAGATTGTCGAAGGGAAGGGTTTGCCGTACAAACGGCATCATGCCTAATATCATCATCATGGTGAATTAATCCCGGCTAAACATGGAGTTATAGCTGCTATCAGCCGTGGACCACGGCGATGCTGTGGAATACTGTGCAACGGCCTGTCCAATCGCCTGAGGGTCGCCCGTCGCATAGATGTTGTAAGTGGCCGTGTGCTGACGGTTATCCACGTTTGAATTGTTAACCGAGGGCAAAGGCTGACTGAGCGTGCTGTTAAGGCTGGCGCGCGATGCGGCCGGACGGGCATCCGCGTTATCCTCATCCTCGTCATCCTGCTCGCGCATTTTGGGCGGTGGCAGCTTGTCTTTCACCTTGTCAGATTTCTCATCGATGATGCCAAGTTTGCCCAGCACCCAGTCAATGCTTCCCCGCAGCTGATTCAGGGCTTCACCGGGCAATTTCAGCGCTGTCGCCAGCATGTTGCCGAAGCGCTGTCCCATCTCCCCTGCTGAAGCCAGCTCCTGCTGAGAAAACTTCACGGGTTCCAGCAGCTTCGAGAACCAGGAGCCCAGCTCGGACACTTTGTTACTGAACCAGTCAAATACCGGCTTCAGCGGCGCGAACGCGTCGCTTATCGGCCCCATTGCCGCGCTGAAACCTTCAGCAACGCCGCTGATAAAAGCGCTAATCGGTTCCCAGTATTGGTAAACCAACATGGCGCCCGCCGCGATAGCCGCGCCAAGCAAGACCACCGGTAGCGTAATCGCCCCCAGCGTGGCCGTAATCGCGCCACCGATGATGGCAAACGCGCTGCCCAGCAGCTCCACACCCGCCATGATGGTGCTCAGTCCGCTAATGACGGGCCAGGCAATGTTCCCCACGCTGGCCAGGGAATCCACCAACGTCAGCCCACCGGCCGCCAGCGTCAGCAGGCTGTCCGAGAGCTGGGGATTGATATTCATGACGCCGGTCAGGACGGACTGTACGGACAAGCCGTCCTGACTGATAGCCTGCAGGCTGGTATCAACCGACGCGTCTGCGGCTGGCGGCTGGGCAGCAGGCGCCTGAGACAGCTGATCCAGTCGGCCACTGGCTGCGCCCTTCATCAGCACTGCGGCAGGGGCGGCGCCCTGTTCACCAAAAATGGCCTGCAGATAAGAGGCTTGTTGGGCTGCGTCGAGTTTGTTTTTCTCAAACGCCGCCTGTACCTGACCGAGCACCGCGAAAATGGGCTGGTTGTTGCCTTGGTCGTCAGCGGTTTGCACATTCAACGCTTTCAGAGCGCTGTCTGCGCTGGCGTCCGGTGCCTGAACATGGGTCAACATGGCGCTGACGCCAGCACCGGCCTGGCTGCCCGTCATGCCGTTTTCCGCCAGCACGCCCATCATGGCCGCGGTCTGACCGACGCTTACACCGGCGTCCTTCGCGGCTGGCCCTACGGCGACCATCGCCGTCTTAAGCGCGGTAAAATCGGTTGTTTTATTGGCAAAGGTCGATGAGAGCACGTCGCCTAACTGACCAACCTGGTCATCTGCAATGCCGAACGCGTTTTTAATATTGAGTACCAAAGACGCGCTTTCTTGCATGCTACGCTGCGTCGCGTTTGCAAGGTTAGCCACTGCCGGTGCTGCAGCTTTTGCCTCACCCGATGAGCCACCCGATTGCGTAATCGCCGCGCGGGCTTGCACAATCTCATTTGCAGGTGACAGGTAATCAATGACTTTTCGGCCCTTCTCAACAAAGTCTTTGGCCTTCGAACTGGCACTTTGCACGTTATCTGCCAGCGCCATGCCGGCACGGTAGCGATCGCGTATGCGGTTGAGCTTGTCCTGACGTTGATTCAGCCGATCCATGGACTCACCCTGCGCATTGAGGGTGGATGTCGTCTGCTCGGCTTGTTGATTCAGCTTCCGGCGCTCACTGCTCAACCGGCGCGTGGAAATCCCGGCGTCATTCAGCGCCTGGCGTTGCTCCTGTACCGACTGACGCAGCTGAATATTTTTTTGCTGCAGCGCGTTAGCCGACTGACGCAGCTTATCCAGCGCCTGCGTTTGTTCCGCGGTGGGGTTTTGGGTGTTTTTTAGTTGAATGGCGAGTGCTGCCGCTTCTGCCCGGGTATTTTTAAGATTTTGCTGGGTCAGCGTCAGTTCTTTGCGCGTCGCACGGAACCCTTCAATCTGCGCGGATTTAGCGTTGAGCGCATCCAGGCGGTCCTGCGTTTCCTGGATATCCGCAGACAGTTTTTCTGTTTCTTTACGCACGGCACTGAACGGGCGCGTCGCCCGATCAACCGCTTCCAGCAGCACTTGCAGCTTGAGCGTATTACTCATCTGAGGTTACTCCACTGCGGATCATCACTCTATGCCGCCAGTCGAGTAACTCTTCCAGCGACATGGGATACATTTCTGAGGGGGGCCAGTGAAAAACGCTGGCAATATCGGCCATCAGATCATTGACCGTCATATCGCGGGGCCAGCTTACGTGGCCGATTTCGCTGACAAAAAACCAATCACCTTGCCGCCCAGGGCAATCAGGTCAACCGGGTCCAGCGCATTGCATTCCGCTTTGGTCAGCGAAGGCATCGTGATGCGGGGCAGCACCATCAACAGCGCATCCACATCGGACGAGGCCAGCTCGGCCAGTCGTACACCGCGCAGCGCGCCGGCGTTCGGTTTGACCAGCTCGACCTGGGCGATCACTACATCACCGCGTGAAATCGGGCTTTCCAGCACCACCAGGTTGTCTTTCTGTTCCGGCTTATCCAACTGTTCCATTTTTTCTCCATCTCAATCAAGAGGGGCCAGCGCAGAACGCGCTGGCCTTTGTTATTACACCAGGCCGAGATTTTTACGGCGCTGTTCCAGACGATCGACGCCGTTGACCTTCTCCACCATGTTGACGGTGTCGATTTCAATCAGCTCTTTGCCATTCCAGGTCAGTTTGAAATAGGTATTTTTGCTGGTGACTTTGGTTTCGGCGTTTTCACCCTGCTTGGCTTCACCGAAGTCAAACGCCTGGTGCTTACCGCGCACTTCGATTTCAACGGCAATCTCTTCGCCGGTGTCATCGCGCTGATAAGAACCGGTAAAACGTAACGGAACGTTGGCCGTTGCGCCCCACTGGCTGAGTACCAGCTCATCCATACCGCCCAGCGTCCACTCCATATCGAGCGCCGCATCGTCCAGGCCGTTATCGATAAACGCGGCACCGTTCATGCCGCCTGCGCGATAGGTATCCAGCTTGCGTGACAGCTTCGGCAACGTAACGGCGGTTACAATGCCCTGATAGCTGTTTGAATCATTAAAGAGGTTTAACCCTTTGAGTTTACGTGGCAGTGCCATTTATCCGGCTCCTTAGCTGTTTACGGATGCGGCGAAGTTCGCCAGATAGGTATCAGTGATGCGCTGACGCAGCGTCAGATCTTCCAGCGGGGGCACCGGCGTGTAGTCGTAATCGATAAACAGTTTGCCCGCCTTCAGGCTCTCTTTATCGTTCGCGCTTTCGTCGTACCAGCAGTTCGCACCCAGCAGATAACCAGCGCTGACCAGTTCACGGAACTTCGCGTTGATGCCGGCGATGATTTCGCGTACCAGCACTGGCGTCAGCGGTTTATCGTTGGCCCACATGTGCGCTTCCGCCATGGTATCGGCCAGCACCTGCGCTGAACGGGTGTAGTTCTCAAACGCGAAAAGCGGATCGTCGCTACAGGTGCGGTTGCCCCAGAAACGGAAGCCGTCTTTGCGGATTAGCGTGGTGACGCACTTCTCATTCAGCAGATCGGCATCGGTGCCAGTCTGTTGCAGATCCCAGAAAACGTCTGCAGAGATGCCGGTTACGCCATTGACGCCCACGTTGGACAGGGTTTTATGCCAGCCCGTATCGTTGTCAATTTTGGCGCGCAGGCCCAGCGCACGTGCGGTGGCATAAGCCATTTCAGATTTGCTGGTCGCGGTATTCCAGGCAATAAAGTCTGGCCAGATGACCATCAGCTCACGCTGGCTGAAGTTTTCGCGGTACTTCATGGCATCAGAGATGGTTTTGCTGTTCCAGGCGGACACGTAAGCAAAGCCACGCAGCTGCTGTGCAATGCTGGCCAGCGCGGTCGCCACTTCCAGCGAATCCAGCCCTGGCACGCCCAGAATACGTGGCTTAACACCCAGCTGAGTTTGCGCGCTGAGCAGCGCCTTCATGCCGGTGTATTTACCGTTCGCGTCTGTCGAGCCAATCAGATTAGAGGTGGTTTCCGCCTGACTCGCGCCTTCTGCTACGCGAACCACGACAGTCACTGGCTTCGCCTGGTCAGCAATCGCCTGCAGCGCGGCCGCCAGGGTGCCCTGGGTACCGGCTTTGCCGATGGCCGCCTGCACGTTGGTCAGCAGAACAGGTGTGTTAAGAGGGAACGCCGTTGCATCAGCATCTTCTGCGGTGCAGATCATGCCAACAATGGCGGTTGAAACAGTCGAGATGGTGCGTGTGCCGTCATTAATTTCGACGACGCGGACACCGTGATGGAAATCAGACATCTGTAGCACTCCGTGTTGAGGGTGTGCTCAGAGTGTCAGGTCAGCAGAAAGGATGCATGCGATTGCGGTTTGCTGGCGCGTGGCTAAACAGCGGCGATAATTTACAGGGTAACAGGGCTGTCAAAAGCCTTGCTCCAGAGCCGGATATCCACGTTTTGACGCAGCCCCTCTTGCCAGAACGGGTCCTGCTTCAGGAGGGTTTCAACGGCTTCTTTGGATGCGGCTTCCACAATCCATAACGCACCATCGGGATGAGCCGTGGCATGCTCTCTGAGGGAGCCCGCAATCAGTACGCCTGACCTGACGCTTTCCAGCCACTGTAGATGAGCGTCCATATAGATTTTACGGATATCAGCCCGGTCGGCACGATCGTAAAAACGCACGGCAAATAACATCGCTTATTCCTGTTAGTTACTACTGTGATCGGTGGGTTTAGCGGCGTTGACTGGAAGATAGCGATACAGCGTTTTGACAGAAATATCCAGCACCAGTGCCACCTGGTAACGTGTGGCGCCGTTCGTCAGCATTCTTTTTGCCCGCTCCACGACGTCCGGCGTCATAATGCGCCGCCGCCCACCGATGCGTCCTTTCTCGCGCGCAGCGGAGAGGCCCGCTCGCGTGCGTTCAACGATCAATTCACGCTCCATTTCCGCCAGGGCGCCCATCACATGAAAGAAAAAACGCCCCATCGGCGTGCTGGTGTCGATGCTGTCTGTCAGGCTACGGAAATTGACTCCGCGTTCACGCAGCTCCTCAGTGAGCATGACCAGATGACGCATGCTGCGGCCAAGCCGATCCAGCTTCCACACCACCAGAGTATCGCCCTCTTTTAACGTCCTGAGCGCCCGCTTTAAGCCCGGTCGTTCGCTGGTCTTACCGCTGATTTTATCCTCAAAAATCTGTTCACAATTTGCACTCTGCAAGGCATTCCGTTGTAAATCGGTGTTTTGGTCATTTGTTGACACCCTGACATAGCCAATCAGCATCGTTTTTCCTCTGGTAAAAGGTGGGGAGTTTGCCATTGTGCAGGTTACAGGGGCCAAGGGTTTGTTTCGTGGAAACCTCGGTTTAGGGGAAGGCTCTGCTTTGCCGGTTGGCGTGCCGGTTCCCTGGCCGTCTGAAGTACCACCATCAGGCTGGTTGACCTGTAATGGTGACGCTTTTAGTGCAGCTGATTACCCGCTTCTGGCGAAAGCTTATCCATTGCTTAGGTTACCAGATTTACGTGGTGAGTTTATTCGTGGCTGGGATGGTGGTCGTGGTATCGATAATGGAAGAGGAATCTTAACATCGCAGCAGTCTACGACCCTCAGAACAGCGATGCTCGATTACTATAATCAGGATGCAACGGGCGCTAATGGTGTAGTCGGGCTAGGATTCAAAAATGAAGACTCATTATTTGATATGCAGCAATCTGACTTTATAATGCCAGATGGAACCAACCCGAATAATTATGAAGGCGCGATTTCAGACAATGGTATGAGTTCAACCATTATTACCTCTATAAAATCTGGAATATCCAAAGGAATATCTATCAGACCACGTAACTTAGCATTTAACTATATAGTAAGGGCTAAGTAATGACTTGTTTTCTCATGTCGCTTATGAAGATTTTTATTCATCGAAATCAAAACAGAGAAAAGGCTATCAATACAGTTCACTACATCCCTCTGACTAGTTTGCAGGATGTTTTTTTTAAAATTAACTTTAATTAAAGTCGATTTCCTAAAGCCCTCGAAATAAGAGAGGGCTTTCATGTATGAATGAATATATTTACGTCACCACCTTGAGATATTTATTGCCATCGCTGTGGGAATGGTTACACTACTTAAGGTACACTGTTATTTTGATTTGACCATGCATTTACCCAATAAATATAATTGGGATGTTTATGCTTTGTATTATTATGTGCAATGGAAAGAACTGGAGTGAGGAAAGGGTAAAAAGATTAAATATACTATAAATTTAGCTGTAAGTTTAGGAGAGCTTTAAATAATATTGATGAGACTGTCTCTGACTAAAAATTAAACTTTTGCTTGCAGATGTTAGCGATAACGGCAAAGAGAAATTATCAGCATGGATGAGATATGAGACCCAGTAAAAGCCGTCGATGTATCGACGGCTCGTAATATCAGTTGGTCTGCTCCCTTGGTGGTAAAGGCCATATGATATCTAGTGCATGCTCAGTTTTAACTTTTTTTAATTCACTGATATAGGTCAGCCACTTGATCAAGCTTGTCTTGTCTTTATCAGTTATCATATTTAATTGCAGTTCCGTCTGCCATAGACTGATCTTTGTCTTTGCATTTTCTAGCAATTCTGTATATTTTTTCTCAGTTGAGTCCAATCTAGCTTCTTGCTGAGCGGCGACGTCTGTTATCCATTGACTGCCATCCCAAACATCATATTCTGCAAGTGGTTTCATGGTTGTCGTATTTTTGGGATAATTACCATGCATATTGATCAATACTGCCGCACCTGTTTTTGTATCAAATACAATTTCGCCTCTATGGTCTTCGACTAGATGCCAGCTTTCAGCTGAAAAAAAATATATTTTTTTTAACACGTTCTCGGGAGGGGCTACAAGTGTTGAATAGGCAGGTAATCCAACACCCTGAGGAATGTATTCATCAACTGAACTACTAAAAAAACCATTTGAAGGTCCAAAGTTATAGATGATGACATTGCCTGATGTTAATGCAAGTCCATTTTTGTCAAAACTTACCTTTTCAAATGATGTCATCATGCTGCTCTCACTATATAGTTTAATGCGATATTTCGAGGCCTTGTATATCCTAAATATTGTGTTCCATCTCTTCCAGTAGGGCTTGCATTCCAGGTCCCTGTTGAAGAGTCACCTGCACTCCTGGCTCGTATGATGTCACCATTAGACTCCGTTTTATCCCATCCCAGTAAATTGATATTATTTAATGAGAACTGAACCACCCTATCAACGCCAGGTGCAGTCTCTTGAATAAGGTAGGATCCTTTCTGCCATGAAAGGATTTCTCGTCCGCTATCAACTCCCCGCCCATCGTCCCAGCCACGAATGAATTCCCCACGCAAATCTGGTAACCTAAGCAATGGATAAGCTTTCGCCAGAAGCGGGTAATCAGCTGCACTAAAAGCGTCACCATTACAGGTCAACCAGCCTGATGGTGGTACTTCAGACGGCCAGGGAACCGGCACGCCAACCGGCAAAGCAGAGCCTTCCCCTAAACCGAGGTTTTTAAGAACCTCCGCCACCAGCCCCGCATCTTTAATCTCTGCAAGCGCTTTAGCCGTTTGCAGATACTGGCTATGAGGGTTTGCCGCATCGACATGCTTCTTCATCACGTCGTCGGTATAGGCTTTCACTTCGATGACTTTGTCATCCACATACTGGCGCGTGGCCAGCACCACCGAAGGATCAATCTTTAATGTGACGGCACTGGTGCTGTTCACGATCAGAATCATGCGCACGGTCTGGGTACGGCCGCTGCCTTCCTGAAGTTGTGGCTTGTAAGTTTCAGCGCAGTTTGCCACCGCAACCATAACGCCATCGGCGTCATAGAGGCCAATTTCGCGGATCCAGAAGCCGCCTTCACCTTCAGGGATAATCTGCTCAGCAATAATCTGGCTGGTGTTCGCGGCATCCACCTTCAGTGAATTCAGCGCGGCGCGTCGCTTTTCGCCGACCAGTTTGGTCTGTGCAGGATCGGGCGTGGGCAAAGTGCCGCCGCCATCCCCCACCGCCATTTGGGTGATTTGCAGTTGGGTACCCAGGGCCGCGGCATTGGCCAGCTTAGCCGCGCCCTGATTGGTCAGTATGGCAAAATATTTCGTTGTCATGCTCTCACTTCCGTCAGGTCAATAAGATGGACCGCTGCGCCGGTGTAACCGGAACCGCCTGCGGTGATAACTTCAGGTGTATAGGGATAAACGGTAAGCTCATCGCCACTGTAACTGGCGGCCGCAACAGGAACGGTGCCGGTGCTGTCCAGATTGATGGATAACCCCGTCAGGTGACGACTGACCGGTTTGGCATCGGCAATTAATCGCTCCAGCTCGTTGTACATGGCCTCGGTGATACCGGTTTCCAGCACGCCCACGTCCAGGCGGAACGTGCCCGGCGCTTCGTTGGTGTTCCACCATTCCTTAACGCGAATCAGATAGCCAAGCGGCTCCACCACACGGCGCAGCGATCCAATCGTTCCCTTGTGCTTATGGATGTATTCCGATGCGGCAACCACGCTGCGCTTGGTGCTTTCGCTCCAGCCTGAATCCCAACGGTCCACCGACCAGGCCCAGGCCAGATAAGGCAGCAGCTCGACCGGGCAGGTCTGAGCATTCCACAACATGCGCATCGGCGCAGGGATGGCCTCCAGCGTTGCGCAGGCTTCCGCCGCCGCCACTTCCAGTACCGATGATCCCGTGGGCAGCAGGCGTTTACTCATCAGAACCTCCTACCGTGATCTGATAACCGGTGCAGAACGCCGCCTGGGTTTTATCCAGCACCACATCCGCAGTCGGCTGCGCCAGTTCGACACGCTGTACGCCTTCGACGTGCAGGGCGGCGTAAAGCGCAGACTTACGGATATCGCGGCCCAAACGTGCCTGGGTGTTCACGAACGCCTGCAGTTTTGCTTCTGAGGCAGCGCGAATAGGTTCGGCTTCGGGGCCGGGATAGAGGTACAGCGTGGCCTCGACGCGATAATCCACAATCTGAGCCGACTGAACAGTGACGCGGTCGGCGACCGGTCGTACATCTTCATCGTTCAGGGCGGCATCCACGATTGCCAGCAGATCGTTATCCGCCACGCCGTTGCCTTCGCGTGACAGCACGGTAATGGTGACGCTGGCAGGGGACGGACTAATGGCAGAAGCATCGGCGACGCGTCCGTCGGCACTGCGCGCATGAAACTCATAGGCACCCGATGGCCCTGCCACACTCAGCCCCTCGAAGGCGGCAGCAATGCGGGCGCGAAAATCTTCGTCGCGCTCCATTACGGCTTCAACAGGCGGCGTGGCGGTGGGATCTGCAGGGGTCAGTACCAGCCGCGTCACGCCGTTATTCGCGCCCAGTTGATCCAGATCGCTGCCGTTGGCCCAGGCAACCATCACCGCCTTTGCCGCCTCGTTAACGCGCTGTCGCAGAATAACTTCCCGGTACGCGTTCTCCTGCAGGAGCTTCACCAGCGGATCCGACTCCAGCGCCAGTACGCGAGCAACCGACGCCTGCTGGTCAGCAGGATAGAGCGAAATCAATGTCGCCTTGCGTTCCGCAAGCAGCGTTTCATAGTCCAGCGTTTCCACCACATTTGGCGCAGGCAGCTGGCTCAGGTCGATAGTAGGCATGATTCAACTCACAGGGACGGTTAACGAAAAATCCTGCGCGGTATCCGCACGGTTGCCGGTGATTTCCACCACCATCCCGCCGTTAAACGCAGACTCAAAATTGATGCCGCTCAGGCTGATGCGCGACTCCCACTGCAGCAGCGCCATATAACAGGCCGACATGATTTGCAGACGCAGCGTGTCGTTTTGCGGCTGGTCAATCAGCGCCGACAGTAGCGAGCCATAATCACGGCGCATCACCCGCGACCCGAGTGGTGTTGTCAAAATGTCGCGCACGGATTGTCGGATGTGATCCAGCTCTTCCAGCGTCGTACCCGTTTCGCGGCTCATACCGCTGTAGCGTGCTGTTGTCATAATGGCGCTCCTGTTGTCCCACCGCTGTCGCCCGGATGTTGATGCGTATGCAGCACTTTGCCATTGGAGGCGAAACTGCCGCCGCTGTGCGATACGTCGCCCTTCATGGTGCCGCCCTGGGTGACTTCCAGCGTGGCGGTTTTGAGTAACGTTGTGCACTCCACCTCGGGCGTATCCAGCAGGATTTTAACGGCCGCCTTGAGAGTGGCAGTCTGGATCCCCTCCGCTTTTAGCGCGCCGGTCTGGGGCTCATATTCAATAACCGCCCCATCGGGAAAGGAGCAGTGCAGCGCATCCGCAGAGGCCGATGGTGCCGGGCTGGCATCCGAAAACACACCGGGCAAAACAAAGCCGCTGTTCAGCTCGCCGCCCAGGCTCATGATCAGCACCTGCTCGCCAACCGAAGGGGCATTCCAAGTACGGGTGCGTCCCGCCCGGGCTGTCAGCCAGTGCAGCCAGTCAGTGGTGTTATCACCGGTCTTTACACGGCAGGTGCCCGCCTCCAGATTGACGTCGGAGACAGTACCGATGCGGACCATGTTGCGCAGCAAGCGCTTGATTTCTAATATTTGCTCGTTCATGGCAGTAGTTTCACGTTGCAGGAGAAAAGCAGCAATCGAATGCCGTTTACTCAGAAATGACTAAACAGCGCCTCAGCAAAAGCGGCAGTGGCTATGCCTTCCATTCGCTGACCAGCTTGCCTTTGATATACAACTGCCAGGGCCGCGCATCGTTTTCTGGCAGCGCAGGTTCCGGCAGATGCGTGATGTGTAATCCGCCCTCCTGCTGCTCAACCCAGACACGTTCGGTCAGCTGGAGCGTGACCGTCACGGTGTGCTTTCCCTCGCCCGTGGCATCGAGCGTGAAGGTAAAGCCGGTGCGGCGTTTTTCCTCCGACACCATGATGTCGGGCTGGTTTTCCCGCAGCCAGGCCAGCACGGGCACCATGATCAGATCAATATCGTCGGCATACTGAGTAATGACGACAGCCAGCTGAAAGTGGTATTCAAACGACAGCGAGCTGGCGAGGGTGGAGACCAGACTGCCGGACTGAATATCGATGGTCAGGTTGTCAGGATTTTGCTGTAGCAGCGGAACGCTGTTTATCAGCACCTGACGGAGTTGGGTTGCTTTCAACATCATGCTGCTCCTGGCACGCTTTAATCATCTCTACCTGCAACCCGCACGATGCGAGCGCAGCCTCTAACTGGCGGTTATCTGCCGCCAAATCACCCTGCGTTTGCAGGCGGTTCTCCGGGATGGGGCAACTGTTCACGCGTGGACAGCCAGTCCAGATAATCTCGGGCATTGCTGAAGGCGGGACGGCTGTGCAGCCGGATAACGTCAGCAGGCAAAGCAGTCGCACTCCAGGCACGTAAAGCGGGATTCGCATCGGTTTCTCTTCTGATTGTCGTTTCGCGGTTCAGCGCCTGAGCGCTGGCCTGGTTTTGCTGTAGCCGCAGTTCGGCCTCACGTTTTCGGCTGGCCTGACTGTCCCGGTTGAGTTGATCGATGGCCTTCTCCCGGTTACTCAGGTCGGCGGCCAGCGCCGCGGCCTTGTGCTGTGCCTTGTCCAGCCGCGCCTCGATGACGCTGAGACGCCAGCCGCCGGCCCCCAGTGCTGCAAGTAACGTCACGATCGCAATCACCATCAGTCGCATCATCCTGCCCCCTTCAGGCACCAGGCCATTTCACGCTGGCGACGGTTATCCAGCCCGGCGTTATACGTCCCTTTGACATAGACCCAGCGTCTGAGCTGCAGGCAGGCATCGCGCCAGCGGCCACGGTTAATGAAGCCCGCCAGCGTGGAGTTACAGGCGGCATGTACGCCGACGTTAAAGCCAAAGGACACCACCGCGTCGTAGACCTCGGAGGGCATGTCACGTGTCATGCACTGATCAATGCCGCGCTCAACGCGCATGACGTCATAAACCAGGTTGACTGCCGCCTGGCGCTCGTTCACCACGCTGGCAGGCGTAACGCCCTGTGTATGGCCAATGCCGTTAGTCCAGACGCCGGCGCTGCACTGATAAGGTGACGTGCGGCACCCTTCGGCATCAGCAATCAGCCTGAGTCCGGCTTCGGAGGTTTTTAGCATCTTGATTTGCGGTAGCAGTGCGGCCATGGCCAGCACGGCGACGACGGCACATCGCTTAGCGGTCTGGCTCAAAATTCAGCCCCTTAACGTTGCGCTGCTGCAGCTCGTAGGTTTTGCGGCGGTAATACCAGTTGATAAAAAAGGTTGCGACATTGATGCACATCGTTAACACAGCAACGCCAGAGCCCACCATAAAAGCGATATCCTGTGGTGTGTGACGTCCAAACCACATCAGGACAATCCCGATGAGGTAATTAATCAGAGAACTGATTTTTTCCATTGGCACTAATCCCACAGATTGAGCGTCTCACCAGTAGCCGCCTGGGGCAGATCCGGTAAGACCACTTTGCATCCGTGCGGTAAGGTTGGGCCTTTTTCTGCCAGGCCAGGATTGGCGGCATAAACCTGTTCAACCGCCTGCTGCGTGCGTCCGTAATAACGCCAGCAAATCTCATCAACCGTTTCTTCCTGTCGTGCATAAATCAGCATTGATTGGCCCCTTATGAGCATAAAAACCATGGTTGGCTGGGCGAAATATTGTCAGCGGTAGCCTGCATTACCGGCACCGCATCGCCAGGCCATATTTCCTGTCGCAAAAGCAGGTTTCATAAAGCTCAGGCCATGCGGTAAACAGGGGGCATGTGCTCAGCGCGGCCTGCGTTGCCAGCGCGCGACAGGAGTAGTGTCTGCTTCAGCAGCGCATTGCTCAACGCGGGAGCGCCCGCTCAACAGTGAGCGGGCAAAGGCAGTAAAAATGGGATGACTCCGGCTAAAAAAACGGCAGGAAGGAAGAAAAGCGCGCGTTTTAACGATGAGGTTCAACGACCGGAAGAGGCAATAGAACGGGAAAGAAAGGTACGTGTTTTAGCCGTGATGATCCGCAGGCGGAAGAGTCAGCGAAACGGGAAAGAAAAGTGCGTGTTTTAACGATGAGCGTCTGCGGCCGGACGAAGCAGTGAAACGGGAAAGGAACGTGACAACTGCCTGGCGTTTTTTGTGGCCTGACACGACAGTAAGGAACGCTAAAGACCGATCGAAGTGAAGGTCTGTTTGCCCGGACCGCTGCCCGCGCCTGAGCCCACATCATCCTTTGGGTGGGCTCAGGCGACGGACAACCCCGCTAACGTTACAGTGAGAACGCCGGCATCATGGTTTTTTTAAAGGCGTAGCCGAAAAGACAACGGAAAATCGGTTATCGGAAAGGGTGTAGTTAGCTGCGAGTTCAGCAATCAAATTTAACGCAATTTCCCTGTCTCGTTCGCCGCAGGCCCCTTCACTGGTGAGCCTGGCGATAAGCTCAACGCGCTCAAGCATAACTCGCTCATGTAATTCATTTCCCACAATTCCCTCCCCCAAAATAAACACTGTACATACATACAGTATCATAGCATTGATTAACTGTGGAAGCGTTTTAAGATAGTTGGTAAAAAATTATATCATGTTGATAGGCATCAACTTTTATTAACCTTCCCTTAAGACAAACCTGCGGCACTGACCTGCAGAAGCGTAAGAAAAATCAATAGATTTTCACTGTTTATAGTTTAAAAATCTGGCCTTTTAACCCGCCTGTTTTCGTCCGGATCAGGCCAGGCCTGCCTGTCACGATAACGCGGCGGTACCGTCAACGCTGTCCGGCTGTCCGGCTTAAAAACCGTGCCGGAGAATGCGACAGACTGGGTTGTGTGTAGGCACTGAAAAGGCTTCTGACCTGTACCGTTCCCGAACCCGACTTTATTCCGCGCCTCCGCAGATAATGTCCCGCTATCAGAAAGAAGATATGTCTGAGACGTACAGTTATTAACAGAACTCCAAGACCGCAACGCCGGCTGCGGTTTCTGGCCGCCCTCTTCTTCAGCGCGTTTAGGCACAACTTTCCATGTTTTCAGCCGGGTCAACACGGGCGCGCCGGGCCCTGTCGCCGTGGCATAAACACCTTTAATCGACTGCGTTTCCTCGCCAAAGGCATTACAATTTTCATCGGGCTGATACCAGACACGCACGGTAAGTGCGTCACGTTTAACGAAGGGGCCGCCCTGGGCATCGGTGTACGCTGCCCATTGACCGGCATCAGCCGCAGCATGTACGGCAGCAAACGCCTCGCCCGCACCATGAGCGCTTTGCAGATCAGCCAGGCGGCGCAGTTCGCGATAAACCGTGACAGGTGCACCGCCAATAAACTGAAACTGGCGGATACGCCAGCGGGCCGCCCAGGCCGAGACGGCCATCGCCGTTTCCTTCAGCGGCTTTCCGCTTTCATGATCCCGCTCGCCTTCGAGCGCATAGCCATCAATGTTTTTTGCTACGTATTTAGCGATATAGCCTGTCGCGCTGCCTTTTGCTGGATCAATGGCTTCCGCATGAAAACGCGCTTTGCGTGCGCGGGCGCTGTTCAGCTCATCGCTGTCCTGCTGGCAGGCATAATCACGCAGGATCTCACTTACCCGACTGACGTCCTCAGGGCGCATAAACATCAGCATGTGCCAGTGCGGTGTACCATCGTGATGAGGCTCAGCAACGCGCAGACCAAAAATACTGATGTTATTTCGATGCATTTTGGCACGGACTCGCTGCCAGAGCGTGCAAAGATAGCGCTGCGTGTCCGCCGGGCTGGCCCCGTTCCATTTCGCATTGCGGTGGCCCGTTTGCAAGGTGGCGTGATAGCGAGAGGGGGCGGTTAAAGTATAAAACTCCGCCCGGAAGCCCATATTTTGACAAAGGGTTTCAAAGCCACGAATGCGTGTCATGAGTTCCGCACGACGAATGGCTGGATTGGCCACACTGCCGTCATATTTTTCGATCAGGCTGATGCGGTTCCCCTCCTCATCTTCCAGATCCATACTCTGCAGGAAGTCACGAGTGCGTCGACGCTGTTCCCGCCATTCCGCAACCGCCATCGGGCTGGCATAAGGTGACCGCTTTTTGCTGACGTTGGCTAAGGCAATATGCAGATGTTCTCGCCAGAAGGCGCTGAGACGACGCAACTGTCCTTTCCACCATTTCTCTGCCTGCATACGCAGGATGGCGGCGGTAACATCGTCGGGACAGAAGAAGCGAGTACTGACCGTTTCCCAGAGCGGTGGCGTTTGTCCCAGCTCACGGGTGATGATAGCCGCGGTTGTGTAGAGGTGATAGACATAACGGTAATCCGTCCTGTCACTGATGCTGGCATGCAACTGCACCAGTTCTGCATGAATAAAGCTGGCAATATCGCCCGCGAGTAAATCAACATCAGCACGGGACATATCCGGCAGGCGGTTAAACCGCTTCATCAGTTCCCACAATGTGCCGGCCGCTCTGGCTGCGCCTTGCGGGCACGACAGCGTTCGGGATAGCTGCGCCACGATGCCGGGACGCATGGCATGCAACTGGTAGCGCTGGTTGACTGACTCAACACGCGGTAATGTACGCTCAACAAAGGTTTTTGCTAAGTACGCATTAGCCCGGGCTGTGCCCTGTTGCTTTTCAAGCAACGCCATGCGACGCCGGACGTCCAGTTGCACCATCCTGGCCTGGGCGTTAAGGGTTTTCTGCCCATGCAGCCACGCCGCAATCAGGCGATCGCGGTGTTGCTGCTGGTCATAAGTGGGATACGGGCTGGCAATCGCCAGCCGGGGGGCATTCCAAGGGTAAGCAAAAGTCATCATCGCGCCTGTCCGTGGTGAAGACGTGTGCGTAATTCGCTGACTTCCTGACAGGACAGGCAGCGGGTGACGCCCTGAACGGCGCGACGGCGCGCCTCGGGAATCGGTGCATCACACTCTTCACAAAACGAAGCGCTGATTGCCACGGGCCGTTGCGTGACCTGGGCAATATTGTGCGCCAGGATTTCTTCGCTGCGCTGCTGCGCGACATCAATGGTATCGGCCATCAGCGCAGCGCTCCTGATTCGTTTTCATAACGTTCAGCTTCGTTGCGCAGCAGTTCCGCAGCCTCAATGCCGTTTAATGTCTGACGCGTAATATGCGCCGCCATAACATTCAGCCGTCTGGCGACCGCCAGTGCGCAGGCTTTTCTTTCGTTATCAAGCAGTTTATTGAGGGTAAAGGTTGTGGCGTCATTCAGTGAATGGGTTTCGCTGTTCATCATTTCTCTCCAGATTTTGGGCAAAGTCATGCCCGACGGGTTTACGTCATTGCGTTACGATTAGGTGGTTTATTCAGGCAAAAAGCAGTCCGCCGTTGAGAACTGTCGCGGCAATATCTTTCCCCAGCGCGCCAGCTTGTTCATCGCCATGATGATACGTTCACGACGTAACTGATCGAAACACTCGAAAGGTTTGCCAATATCTTCCTGCCTGAAACTGCCGGGCCAGTCACGATTGACCAGCGTTAAGACACAGAATTTGAATTCATTATTTTGGTGATTGAAGTACCGCAGCGCAGGGTTACGGTTGCGGTCGCGCAGCAAGCGCCAGCGCTGACGAAATTCATCAAAGGTCATTTTTTCGCTGCTGCCGTTGTCAAAACGCGCTTCGGCATGCGAAGCGGATAGCGGGCTTTTTATCTGGACGGTGCGACTCATTGTTTTCCTCCGATAAAGTTTGCATCGGGTTTGACTGACCAGTCGCCACCGTCACTGACATCATGGTGTCTGTACCTGATGACGGATTCGCGCCTGTCTCATCGCTGGCTTTTGTTAAGCATTAAGCGAAACGGTAATAAAACCGGCCTCGGTGTCAGCACGACAAGGCGTTTAACCACTTTCACTCACATCTTGCGTGCAATCGCGGCGCTTACCGACACAATCGCCCTTGTTGCCTTGTCTCACCGGTGCTGACCGTTACACGCAGACAGGTGAGCGACGCGATAAGGTTCCGGCATGACGATTGTAAAAATGGGCCTCATCAGGCAAAATCTTTCGTTATCTGATAAAGCCGCCTGCTGCTGCATCAATCAAAGGCTAACTAAAACCGGAGGATACTTAGACTAAATCTAAGTGTCAATGAAAATGAGCGTTTATACTAATTTCAAATTTCCGAACTCGAGCGCTGAAGCTCTGGATCGCGTTGTCGATGCCTATGGCTTTACCATGAAAATGCAGCTTGCAGATCACCTTGGAATTGCCGCAAGCAGCCTGTCTGCACGCTATAAACGTGATGTTTTTCCGTCAGATATCGTTTTGCAGTGCGTTATGGAAACGGGGGCGGACTTGCAATGGTTGATTACGGGTAAAGGAAGTAAGTTCTCAGAAAGCAAACCTGACACACCGACACTGGTTAGAAAAAGACTAATCAGCGGAAAAATCGAGGATGCGGGTTATGTGATGCTGGATAAAGCCTTATATGCGCCCCTGAAGCAGGAACCGCGCAACGCTTTTTTACTGTTGGCCGAAACCATGCAATACATCATCGATACTGACTTCGAAGATATGCATGACGGCGTCTGGTTGGTCGAAATCGAAGGCACAGCCAGCGTCAGAACGCTGACGCGTATTCCGGTCAGGAAAGTCCACGTCAGCGGGATTGGCGTGGCCTTTGATTGTGGGATTGATGACATCAAACTGATTGGCCGGGTTGTACTGACCATTCAGTGA